TTCCCACCTGCAACCCCTATTGCTAACAGCGTCATCGTCGCACCTGCCGATCCTTATATCACGCCTACAAATAACTCGCGCAACACAATCGCCCCTATGGCGAACTTTACTATTTCCGTCATGGTTCCATTGTTGGATAACGAGGGCAACTTAAACGGGATGGAAGATAACATTGTGCGAGTGTTTAATTTACTCGCTGCATCTTCTTACACCTACAACGTTACAGAAGTATCGGCGCCAGCCGTACTAAGTGCCGTTTCAGGTGACTTACTCACATGTAATATCAACGTGTCAATCTTGACAGAATGGACATAACCATGACCGACTTGGAACAATGGGAAAAAGAAAATGAAGCATTCCTGATCAAAATCGGTCAGGTAAAACCAGCGGCTGCAAAGCCACTTACTAAGAAAGACGAGGAATAAGCCGTGTCAGTATATCTAAGCAACGGAGTAGTTCTTACTGTTAATGCGGTGGATCTCTCTACTCTAGTTACAAGCGTTACCCTAAACCGATCATTCGATGAGCTTGAAGTAACTGCAATGGGCGACAGCGGGCACAAGTTCGTTAAAGGCCTTGAGGCATCTTCAATTACCATCGACTTCCTCAATGATGAAGCAACATCAAAAACACTTCAGACATTGAACTCATCTTCTGTATGGGGTAATAACGTCACAGTTACACTCAAGCAGACTTCTGCTGCAACATCAGCGACTAACCCTCTTTACACAATGACTTGCTTGGTCAACAACACTACACCTGTAAATGGTGCAGTTGGCGATCTATCAACTCAGAGCGTAACTTGGAACGTCTCTGGTACAGTAGCAGTCACCACTTCATAATCTAAACAAAGGGGCACAGCATGGCAAAGTTAATAGTCAAAATGGCAGACGATAGCGTGACGGAAATTGAAATTACCCCACGCCTCGAATACGCCTTCGAATTGTATGCAAAGATGGGCTTTCATAAAGCCTTTAGGGATCTTGAGCGTCAGTCAGATGTCTATTGGCTTGCATGGGAAGGCCTTCGACTAAGTGGAGTCACAGTCAAGCCATTCGGCGCAGACTTTCTTGATACCCTAAAGAGTGTCGAGGTTGCAGAGTCCGACCCTTTGGCCTAGGCAGGGATAGCATCCACTATCTCATAGCTCGATTGAGCATTGAGACGGCTATCCCTCCACAAGCTTTAATAGATTTAGATCCAACAATGCTTCAAATGTTATTGAAAGCGTTGAAAGACCGAGCGAAGGAGCAGAGCGATGCCTACAGAGCTAAAAGGCGCTAGTGCGCTTCGTAAGGCTCTTAAGCAATTCTCGCCTGACCTAGACAAAGAAGCTCGCGATGAAATGGTGGGATTTCTAAAGCCATTGGTCAAGAAGGCTCGTGGCTTTATGCCATCCAATTCATCATTACCTTCGGGTTGGGTGGGCGCAAGCGAGCCCGGTCAATTCCCTAAATATGACGCGAGCATCGCACGTCGAGGCGTCGGCTATAAACTCACACCCACAAAACCTAATCGTCAAGGGTGGATCTCTACAGTATCGATTCACAATAAGACCGCTGGTGGAGTCATTTACGAGTGGGCTGGTCGAAAATCCAATAGTAAGTTTGTTTCTAATCTTGGGGGCACTCTTACAGGTCAGGGACAGATGAAAGGCCGAGCGATGTTTAAGGCCTACAAAGAAGATGAAGGCAAAGCTAAGGTTGGAGTAATCAAGGCGCTAGAAAAGGCTGCCGCTAAGTTTAACGCGAGAGGCAATATCTGATGGCTGAATTACGCATCCCGATTACTAGTGAGTTCAAAGGCAAGAAGGCTTTTAAGGAAGCCAACACAGCCACATCGACTTTACAAAAAGGCGTTAAGAAATTAGGCGCTCAACTAGCCGTTACCTTTGGAGCAACTCAGCTTCTTAAGTTTGCCAAGAATGCTGCTAAAGCCTTTATTGAGGATGAAAAAGCCGCATCGCGTTTAGCTATAGCCGTAAAGAATCTTGGTCTTGCTTTTGAAACTCCACGTATTGAAGAATTTATAAGTCAGTTAGCTCGCACCTCGGGGGTCGCCGACGATCAACTTCGTCCGAGTATGCAGAAGTTATTGACCACTACGGGTTCATTAGCTAAATCAACTGAGCTACTCACTCAAGCCTTAGACATAAGCGCTGGTAGCGGTGTCGATTTTGAAACAGTTGTAAATGATTTATCGATGGCTTACGTCGGTCAGACTCGCGGCCTTCGTAAATACTCACTAGGACTTACTCAAGCAGAGCTTAAAACAATGAGCTTTGCAGATGTTCAAGAAAAACTTGCCAAACAATTCTCTGGTGCCAATGCTCAGTATCTAACTACTTACGCTGGCAAGATGGGCATTTTGTCTAACGCCGCCAATGAAGCAAGCGAAACCATAGGCAAGAGCCTTATGGATAGCTTGTCATTGTTAGCTGGTGAAGGTAACTCGATCCAACCACTAGCCGATTCTATGGGCGAACTTGCTACTTACGTTGGAGATGCCATTTATGGTATAGCCGTTTTAGGAGATAAGTTAAAATCTTTGCCGGGTGCTGATCTGATAGGAAAGGTCGGCGGCGCAAGAGGCATTTTAGCTACCCTATTCCCTCAGGCTGGTGAGGCACTTAAACTTTTAGATGCTCTATCTGCTTATGGCAAAAAGTCACAAGGTCTTCCGGGTATGGGCGGCTACCCATCATCAGCACTTGGCCCGGGTTATGTAGATCCTAATGATGCAAAGCGCAAGAAGGCAGAAGCCGACGCAGCCAAGCGCGCTAAAGAATTAGCAGCCTTGCAGAAGAAAACACTTGATACACAGAAGAAACAAAATGCTTTGACTAAGGCTGCAAAGACTCTCGATCTTGATCGCATTGGTGTCACAGCCGCTTTGAAAGGACAGATTAGCGAAACCGATCGCATATCACTTAATCTCCAGCTTGCCTTACTTGATAAGAATGAGTCGCAGGCACTCAAGTTATCTGCAGAATTGACTGAAGCAACTAAACGTCAGAACGATCTCAAGAATGCATTATTAACAACTCCCGAAGCCCCAAACCCTTATCGCAACTGGATTCCACCTGTATTTAACGTGCCTACTGGGGGCATGGGTTCAACAATGGCCGGGGATTATTTAGGGCTTGGAGCCATAGGGGCTGGTGGAACCGCTAACTCTATTATGAACGTACAGGTAATTCTTGATGGTGACGTAGTTGGCGGAGCAGTCACAAGTGTTCAACAAAATCAATCTCTTTCAGGTACATTCAGCGACGTGAGCCGATATAACGGCCGTGGAGCTCCATCAGTCAAATGACCCTACCTGCCACGATCTCGGTATCGTTCGACTTTAGTCAAGGCGCCACATTCGGCTATCCCTTTACTATTGGCGACCCGATCAACGGCGTCATCGGCGTGTCTCAGTTCGCAGCGACAGAAGTCCCTGATCCTGTAGTTGATCTTAGTAGCACTACTCGATCAATCAAAATTCAGCGTGGTCGCAATATCATGCGCGACACTTACGAGACGGGAACATGTACTGTCCGAGTTATCGATGAGACAGGCGCATTCAACCCTCAGAACACATCTTCACCTTATTTTGGCTACCTGACTCCACTACGCAAAGTTCGAGTCGCAGCTACTACTGCAACCACTCAGCACTTCTTATTCTCAGGTTATGTCGATTCATATAAATACTCTTTTCCAACGGGTCAGGAATTAGGCTATGTGGACATAGTCTGTTCAGATGCTTTTAGACTTTTTCAGATGGCTAACGTGGCAAGTGTGACGGGCGCCACAGCAGGTCAGACTACTGGCACACGCATCACAAAGATCCTTGATCAAGTCTCATTCCCTACATCGATGCGAATCACAGACACAGGCTCGACAACAGTTCAAGCCGATCCCGCTACAGCTCGCACATCCTTGCAAGCCCTAAAGGCGGCCGAGTTCGCAGAGCAAGGCGCATTCTTTATCCGTACCGATGGCACGGCAGAATTCAAGGATCGCAACGATGTCGTGGGCTCTCTAGCGGCTACACCGATTGAGTTTAATCAAACTACTGGCATTCCATATTCAGACCTTCGATATGCCTTTGATGACAAGCTGATCATCAATCAGGCCAGCATGACACGCACAGGTGGCACGGCTCAAGTCGTTGCAAATGTTGATTCGTCGGCTAAGTACTTCCCTCATGGGACTACTTTGACAGAGATGATCCCTGAAACAGATGCTCAAGTCTTAGACATTGCTCGAATCTATGTCGCCACTAGAGCCGAGACTTCAATCAGAATTGATGCCATGACAGTCGATCTATTGGACACAAATGTTCCTACGGATACGATGATCGGCCTTGATTACTTTGATAATCTACAGATCACCAATGTGCAGGAGAATGGTTCGACAATCGTCAAGACCTTGCAGGTGCAGGGGTTAGCATGGGACATCACCCCAAATTCAATGAAGTGCACAGTTACAACACTTGAGCCTATAGTAGAAGGATTCATCATAGGATCATCGACTTACGGTATAATCGGACAATCCATTATGGGATACTAGGAGACACAATGAGTACAGGCTTTCCAGCAACGACGGGCGATATCTTTACAGCGGCAGATTATAACGGCCTAGTCACCTTTGAGATTAAGGCAGATCAGACAGCGGACTACACGCTGACTGTCGCCGACTCCTATCAAGTCTTAGTCCCTATGAATAAGGCTACAGCAATCGCCTTAAAGATCCCTACCAATGCGACAGCGGCTATTCCTGTTGGCTCGGTTATTACTATCCTTAACGAAGGCGTGGGAGTCTGCACAATCTCAGCCGTTACATCCGGCACTACTACAGTCCTCTCAGCTGGCGCGACAGCGGCCGCACCTACCCTTGCACAATATAAGACGGCGGCCTGTATTAAAACAGGTACAGACACTTGGTACATCGTCGGAGCCATTGGGTAATGCTTAACAACATTGTAGGGGTATACAACGCACCCATTCCTCCATTCAGCGTCGAATATCTAGTCGTTGCAGGCGGCGGAGGCGGAGGCGCAGACGGCGGAGGCGCTGGTGCCGGTGGTTATTTAACCAACACTTTGCCAACAAACAATGGATCTTACACAGTAACTGTTGGCGCAGGCGGCGCAAAAGCAACTTGGGTCATTTATACAGCAGTCCCAGCTGGTTCTAACGGTTCTAATTCTGTTTTCTCTAGCATTACAGCAACCGGCGGTGGTGGCGGTGGTTCTGTTGGTGGTAGCGGTGTTGGATATACATACGGTTCTGCTGGTGGTTCGGGCGGCGGTGGTTCTAACTACGGCAACGGTCTTGGCGGAGCAGCTTCTCCATCAGGTCAAGGAAATGTCGGTGGTGACGCTAATGGCGCTGCACCTTATTACCCATCAGGTTCAGGCGGCGGTGCAAGCGCAGCAGGTACAAAGCCAGCCAGTGGTTCAGTAACCGTAGCCGGTGGTGCTGGTACGGCTAATTCAATTTCAGGTTCATCGATTACTTATGCAGGCGGCGGTGGCGGCGCTGCTAATCGTGGAACTGCTGGCGGTGCTGGCGGCGCTGGCGGCGGAGGTGCTGGCGGCGGTGGCGGTACAGGTTCAGGTGATGGTTCTGCTGGAACTGCTGGAACTGCTAATCGTGGCGGAGGCGGCGGTGGCGGTGCTGCTAATAAAGATGGAGGTAACGGTGGATCAGGAATTGTTATTCTTAAATTCCCCGATTCCAAATCTCTTTCAGTTGGCGGTGGTTTAACTTCAAGCAATACCACTTCCGGCGGTTACAAGATTTATACATTTACAGCAGGAACAGGAACGGTGACATTCAGCTAATGGCACACTACGCGTTCTTAGACGATTCCAACATTGTTACAGAGGTTATCGTCGGCATCGACGAAACAGAATTAATCGAAGGTCTAGACCCTGAAACTTGGTATGCCAATTTTAGAGGACAAACATGCAAGCGCACGAGCTATTCTTCGAGCATAAGATTTAATTATGCAGGGATCGGTTATACCTACGATCCCGTAGATGACGCATTCATAGCGCCTATGCCCGAGTGCGGACATGAAGAATTACTATTGAACAGTCTAAAACAATGGGAGTGCGCTAATGAGCAACATGAAGCCCGTACTCTGTAAAGCCGGACAACAGTTACGCGAGCAATTCGATGACACCTTCGCAGATCGTGATCGGCGTTCCGATGGCTGGATCGGCGATCTCCGTCATTCAGCGCGTCCTTCTGACCACAATCCTGATCCAGCGTCAGGGATGGTTAGAGCCATCGATGTCGATCGAGATGTTCATAAGTCAGGCAAGCCCGACCTCATGCCCGATATTGCAGATCAGCTTCGACTCGCGGCAAAGGCAGGCGAGAAGCGCATTGCCTACATTATCTTCGACGGACGAATTGCATCGTCTCGCATGGGCTGGCGCTGGCGAAAGTACACTGGGAGCAATCC